GATTCCTGCCTGGATGGTTGGACGTAAACCAGATCTTAAAATTATACAGACAACACACACTACAGAACTCGCGCTCCGTTTTGGACGAAAAGCTAAAACGTTAATTGATTCTCCTGAGTATCAAAAGATATTTAACACACGACTCAGAGAAGACTCACAGGCCGCGGGTAAATGGGAAACCGAGCAAGGAGGTGAGTACTATGCTGCGGGTGTGGGATCGGCGATCACGGGTCGTGGAGCGGATTTATTGATCATCGATGACCCACACTCAGAACAAGACGCAATGAATCCTGAAGCTCTAGAAAAAGCTTACGAGTGGTATACATCAGGACCACGTCAACGTTTACAGCCAGGTGGAGCGATCGTCGTGGTTATGACTCGTTGGAGTCTAAAAGATTTAACAGGAGCATTATTAAATTCTCAAAAACATATCAAAGCAGATAAATGGGACATCATAGAGTTTCCAGCAATCATGCCATCAGGTAAACCTATTTGGCCTCAATATTGGAAGCTGTCTGAACTAGAAGGTGTCAAAGCTTCTTTGAGTCTTTCAAAATGGAATGCACAGTGGATGCAGAATCCAACTTCAGAAGAAGGTAGTATTATTAAACGTGAGTGGTGGAACATGTGGGAGGAAGCTAGGATTCCAAAACTAGAGCATGTCATACAATCTTACGACACAGCTTTTTCTAAAAAAGAATCTGCAGATTATTCTGCGATAACCACCTGGGGTGTATTTTATCCTAATGAAGATAGCCCTGCGCATTTGATATTATTAGATGCTTTCAAAGAAAGACTGGAGTTTCCAGAGCTTAAGAAGGAAGCATTAGAGCAATATAGATACTGGAATCCTGATACAGTAATTATAGAGGCCAAAGCTTCTGGTCTTCCACTAACATACGAGTTGCGAAAAGTAGGCATACCTGTTATAAATTTCACACCCAGTAAAGGTCAAGATAAATATTCAAGAGTGAGCGCAGTTTCACCCTTGTTTGAGTCTGGAATGATCTGGGCGCCGGATGAAAAGTTCGCAGAAGAGGTAATAGAAGAATGTGCATCATTTCCTTATGGAGACTATGATGATTTGGTGGACAGCACAACACAAGCGTTGATGCGTTTTAGACAGGGAGGATTTGTAAAACTTCCTGACGATTATGTAGAAGAACCATTACCGCGAATAGATAGGGAATACTACTGATGGAATTCGAAAGATACGAAGATGTAATTGATGCCTACGAAAGAGATAACATGGGCTATGCCACTTTAACAGATTACATCAAAGGCGAAAATATTAAAATCAAAGAAATAGAAATGAGTCCTCTTGAAGATTTAAAACAATCTTTAAAAAAAGGTGGGCCTGTTGGAATAGAAGTTTTAATCATGGAAAAAATGAAAGATGGTGGACGAGTTCCATTTAGATTTGGTGGTGCTATGGGTAGCAGATATGGTGGAGGAAGTAAATCAGGTCCAAGTCAAGGACCAGCAGGTGGAGCATCAGCTGGTGGTAATTATGGTGGCAATAGAAATCCACAACAAACTTACGGCGGTGGAAGTCGTAAATCAACAACACAAACTAAAAAACCAACATTTAAATCAGATATAGATCCTAGGTTTCAAGGTTTAGTTTCTCCAGCCGCTGCTGTAAAATTTGATTTTTTAAAAAAACAAAAATTTTATAATCAACCTTTTAAATTAGAAGGCATAACTCCTTTAGAATTAGCAGGTACCGAGGCTGCTGGTGGATCAGCTGGTCTTGAAAGTTTAATAAAAGGTAGTGACAATTTAACGGTAGGTAAAGTTTTAGAAAATATGGCCGGAGGTGGATATCAAAATCTTTCTTCTAGCGCTCAAAATAAATTACAAGAACAAATTCTTGGTAAAGTAGACTTTGGAGATGCATTTCCAAAAAATTTTAGTTTTGGAAATATAGAGCCAACTATTGAAAAGGGAAGAATAGATATAGATGAAACTAAACTTGATGACGACGCAATGGCTGCTAAGAAATTTTTAGATCTTAAAGACGGCGGTCGAGTCGGTTTCAACGTTGGAGGAATAACAGATCCTCAAGCTTTAGCTATTTACAATTCTATGAGTAACTATGGTTTCTCTGATAAAGAAATAGCAGACACAATCACAGCTCAAGGCTATGATGCAGGAACTTTAGGACAAACAACTATACCTGATACACCAACCGCGCCTGATACATCAGTACCAGTTGAGGGTATCATTGGTATAGATTTGCAAGAGAGAGACACAGGAGAGCCATTTAATCCTTTTGGTCCATTAGATGAAACTTTTACTAGAGAAGCAGGATCTAAACCTAGCTTTTCAAAAGACGATCTTTTTGGTTTAGGTAGATTCCTCCAAGGTAAAGAGAGAGGCACACTCGGTAACCGATTACAAAATCAATTTAACTTCGGACAAAAACTACCATTACCTTTAGCACAATTAGCAGGAACTCGAAGTCCGTTTAATATAGATTCTAAAAATTATAATAAAGATTTTGTAGATCAATTAAATTATTTAGAATTAGGAGATGGTTTAATTGGTATGTCTAGTGTTGGTTTAAAATACGGACCTAAATCTGTGTTGTTTGGTAAAAATGTAATATCAGGTTTTGGTACAAACAATTATCAAAAAGCTCTAGAAAAATTCATTGCAAAAGCAAAAGGAGACAGAAAGAAAAAAGCTGAATTAGAGTTACAAACATTTTTAGATAAAGAAAAAGCAAGAAAAGAAAAAGAAGCTAAGGATAGACAAGCTAGTATAGAATCTCAAATTAGAACTAGAAGAGACGCTGGAGAATCATTAAGTGATATTGGAAGAGATATGTTTACTGGTCCCGGTAAAGCTTTTGAGAAAAGGTCTGGAGGATTTAGTGTTGATTCTTCTGGAAACAGAAGAAATTATGGAGGAAGAAAAGATGGTGGTTTAATGTTTGCAAGAGGTGGTCTTGCTACAATGTTTAAGGAAAAAAAATAATGGGCATAAAGTATGATCCAATTAGAGGTTTTATTAACGAAAAAACCGAAGATAAAGTTTCACAAGATTTTATAAAACTATACGCTAAACTTAATCCTATGGAAGTTAAAGTGGGTGAGCCTAAATTGACAAACGTAAAATCGACTGCTACAATGAAAAAAGAGGGCATACCGACTGAAAACAAAGAGGGATAATAGATGGCTACAATAGATAAACCACTTCCAAATACAAATATATCAGAAACTGTTATTGAAGTTCCAAAACAAGAAGAAATAATTCAAGAACGAGAAGAAATCACAGAGAAAAAAAATCAACAAGGTAACATAGAAGTTACCATGGATGAGCAAGGTGGGGCTGAAATCGCTTTTGATCCAAGAGCTGTAACCCCTGAAGGTGGTCAAGATCATTTTGAAAACTTAGCAGATTTTTTAGGTGAAGATGTTTTAGAACCACTTGGTTCTAAAATGGTAGAGCAATATAATGAGTACAAAGAATCTAGAGGTGACTGGGAAGATACTTATAGAAATGGATTAGAACTTTTAGGATTTAAATACGAAAGAAGAACAGAACCTTTTAGAGGAGCTTCTGGTGTAAACCACCCTGTGCTTGCAGAGGCAGTCACACAATTTCAAGCGCAAGCTTATAAAGAATTACTTCCAGCTGACGGACCAGTTAGAACACAAATCATGGGAAATGTAGATGTTCAAAAAGAAGAACAAGCTAAACGTGTAAAAGATTTTATGAATTACCAAATCATGGATCAAATGAAGGAATACGAGCCTGAGTTTGATCAGATGCTTTTTTACCTCCCTCTCAGCGGCTCTACCTTTAAAAAAGTATATTATGATTCCCTCTTGGGTAGAGCCGTATCTAAATTTGTACCAGCAGATGATTTGATAGTTCCATACTCTGCTAATTCTTTAGAAGATGCAGAAGCTATTGTTCATGTAATAAAAATTTCTGAAAATGAATTAAGAAAACAACAAGTAGCTGGATTTTACAGAGATATAGAATTAGGAACACCACCGGTAACACAAAACCAACTAGAAGATAAAAAATTAGAATTAGAAGGTATAAGTAAAGATGGTCAAGAAGATCAATACACACTTTATGAAATACACACTAATTTAGATTTAGAGGGTTATGAAGATATGGGTGATGATGGTAACCCTACAGGAATTAAATTACCTTATGTTGTAACTGTTGCAGAAGCAGGACAAAAAGTTTTATCGATTAGAAGAAATTATAATCCACAAGATCCATCAAAGAAAAA